TGCACCAAAAGTGAGAGAAACTGGAAAGAGGCGGGAAGAAGCGGGATGTGCCGGGAATTACAGGGATAAGAAGATAAACAGCAATGAGAGACATGCAATTCCATGGGGGAAGGGTTTTAGGTTTTCGGCGCGCGAAATTGCATTTTGATGAAAGAAATTTTTAGAGCCACTTTATTGAAGTTTGAGTATTAATTTTTTGGCAAAATCATCCAACGAATAATCTAATAGCCGCTCAATACGAGTTGAAGGAAGGCCAATATAATACTCCTTTCCAATGGACTGAATAATATAAGACTCGCCCCGCGTCCTGACGCCAGCTGTGATGATAAAAACCGTTTCATCCGAATAAGCATATTTCAAGTCAGTTATCTCAATGAAAATAGGCTGTTTTACTGAATAATCAAATATTTTAGGGGTTGTACACAGTTTTGATTTAAGAACAGTTTCTATTGGAGGTGTGATTTCAATAGTATGTATTATTGAACCAGATAACATTTTTTTGTCGGGTCGAGTATCGACTACATCCATTGAACACGGCTCGGAGTATTCTTTTATATTACTCTTTACATCTACATGAGTGCAAGAAACCAAAATAAATAAGGATATTAGCAATGATCCGATCGTTCTAAATCCCATCATATTTTCTCCTCCTTTAAATCCATCCAATACATTAAATCATGTAAATAAAAGAGCCTCAAGGGCTTCGTTGATATAATAGCTATCCCTCGGTCTCTCAGCCTGGTCCAATATTCATAGGATATACCAGGGTCCTTCTTATCTAACCCCCCATTAATTATCGTTATTGCCCGCCCTCGCGCTGTGCCTTCCCAGGTGTCGCATTCTCTCCCTCTTGTAAACCCTCTGTTTTCAAGTCCTTGTCGGCCTCGCCAAATATACGCTTCTTAATAATATCCATATCTCGCTTCATCTCAGCGATTTCTTTTTTGTTACGTATTGCATCTCGAAATTCGAGTGTATTCTGAATTAGAGCTGTTTTTGTGCCCGTTTCTTCTGAAGTCATAACCTCCATAAAAGCATCAAATATATGCTGCAGACTGGGATCAGGCGATACAAAATTCAGATTCTGTTCCGATTGAGGTGCTCTTTTATTGACCTCATCAAGTTGTCCGCTTTCGATCGACCCCTCGCCTGTCCCAAGCCAGTCAAAAGCTATGTGGCCGGAAGCAGCCAGAGACAGCAGGCTTGTTCTGCTCGGGTCTGCCTCCCCTGAAACATATTTTTTGATCATACTTAATGAGATCCCACACAATCGAGCAAGATTAGACATACCTCCAACTCTATCAGCGAGGAATTTTACCCTCATCCCAAATTCCGGATCGACAATTTTCTTCTTCATTAGTTTAAACTTCCACCCTCAAACTTTAAACGTAACTTTAAACTCGGCTGAAAAGTTTAATGTTTCACATAACTGCTTAATATTTATATTGCTTCCGTAATTTTTCCCTTGTACTACATTTTGGTAAACATTAAACTGCCCATTTTGTGCTTGACAAGTATTTTGAAGGGTAGTTTAATGAGTATTAAAGTAACGATACATTTATTGCAAAGGTAAAAAAATGACCCTTCACAGAATCAAAACCCTGTTGTACCTGAGGAAGATCAAACCGGCCGAGATCGCAAAACTCGCCGGCGTTTCTCCCCACACTGTCAGGGTGGTTCTTAATGGGTTCGGCACGTCCCGGAACGTTCAACAAGTCATCGCGGATCTGTTGAATAGACCGTATGAACGGGTGTGGGATCAATCTGCTCGTCATAAGACCCATTCTAACAAAAGCAAAAAAGGTTGTAAATGACTAAGAAGAATAAAAAATTGTCATACGATCAGCCCAGTCTCTTTGATTTTATAAAGAAAACTGCTGACAGCACCGTTAAGGGCTCCCTCTCTATCGAAAAGGAGTTTAAAGCGGCTCTTTCAGACGATCTGAGCCACACCTGCGACGAGTCCGGAAAGGAAATATCCCGCGCGACTGTCGCTGCGCGCATGACGGACTATCTGGGAGAGGAGATCTCCTTGTCTGCTGTTAATAATTGGACGGCTGCCAGTCACCCCCATACCATGCCGGCAGCCTATCTCCCGGCGTTCGTGAGGGCTACAGGCGGCCAGAGAAGCGCTGTTGAAGTCCTGTCCAGGCATAGCGGCCTGTTTATGCTCCCAGGACCCGAGGCCTTAAGGGCTGAGATTCAACGCTTCGATGAAATAGCACGCCAGGCTAAGTCCGAAATTCAGAAACGCAGGATCTATCTCAAAGAGATCGAGAGGCGCCGGTGATGGCGAGCACAAAAATTTTTTGTTCAGAATCGCCTGTCATCCTTTCGGACGATGCTGTTTTGGTGAAAAGGATGACAAAAGCTATTTTGCTGGAGGTAACGAAAACCATGTTCGGTGACCGCAGGCTTCGCACCGATACTCAGCCTGACGGACAAGATACTTTTTCAGATACATATGAATTGTTCTGCCTTCAATCTCATAACACCGGGGACAAAGCGGATTCGGATCGCCGGGAAACCAGAGGAGATTCTTATGAAAGATTGGTTTTTTAAGCGAGTCAGAGTTCCTATCCTGGCCACGCTTTTTACTCTGAGAGACAATGCCATTATTTGCATTGTGGGCAGCATCCGTCTGAGCCGGTATTCCATCGCCGTCCTCGGGTACATTCTTCGCACGGCGACGCCTCGCCCTGATCATTACTGTAAATATTCCAACAACGGTACTGACCACGATTCCACCGACGACCGTGGAGAGCATATTCCAGACAAAAATGTCAGGCATGGTTCGGATTATATCACACCAACCGGGAGAAATGAATCATGAAGGAATGGTATTCGGCAAAGGAACTTGCGGGGCTTCCGGGAATGCCAGGAACAATACCGGGTGTCCTGAAAAAGGTTGAGGAATGGCAGTCCAGACCTCGCGCTGGCAAGGGCGGAGGCCGCGAATATCATATCTCTTCTTTTCCCGAGGAAACCCGCACCCACCTCCTCACCGAATCAGTTCCCCTCGATACAACCGATCAGGACCTCGAGACGTATCTATCCTCCCGGAGGATCTCCCTTTCGCCGGCTGAGCTCCAGGATCCGGTTATCCAGGCAAAGCTCGCCTGCTCAAAAGCCTATGAGGCCTGTCCCGCGTATAAAGGCCGAGAAAAGGTCTTGGCCGCCCTCGCGGCACGTTATGGAAAATCAACGCAACAAATACGCAGATGGATTTCCGACATCGACCAGCTGCGCGCCCGGCCAAAACCCCGGATCACCCTCTCCGACGAGAAGATCGACATCCCGGGATCATATACGTTCTCACCTGAGGCTCTGGCATACGGCCTGTCCATTTATGCCAGGAACATGAGAGGCGGCATCAAGACCGCGTACCGCCAGATGGAATCCATAGCGGCTGAGAAGCACTGGAACATTGGCGATTACAGCAATTTCACGCGGATCATTAAGAAGATCCCGGAGATGATATGGACGCGAATATATCGGGGAAAGACCGGCTTCGAGCTCGCCTGTGTTCCGAAGATCGTCCGGGAATGGACGGCGGTCCCCGTGCAGTCTGTCCTTTGCGGTGACCAGAAGATCTTTGACTACGAGGTTTATGACTCGGCATTAGGGCAGGTCATCATCCCCAACGGATACTTCTGGATGGACTGTTCTTCCCGCATGGTCACCGGCGTCTGGCTCGAGATGGGACACTATAACAGCTATACCGTCGGCAATGCGCTGCGCGAGGCCCTGAGATACGGAAACCCGGACGAGATCTTCACAGACTGGGGCAAGCCGGAGGGGGCAAAACACGTAGGTAATATCCTCTCCAGTCTCTCAGGCCACACCCAGACCGGGGACTTTCAGCTGATGGCCGAGCGTTTTGCCGACATGACCTCCGACGATGTGGAACATCGCAAGGCCCAGCCCGGCAAGCCGTGGATGAAACCCATCGAGAACATCATGAACATCCTCGACACCATGATGGACGCCCGGTTTATCGGCGGGTTTAGGAAGCGCAACAACGACGCATGGGTAAATAAACAGGTCCAAGCGATGCTCAAACGCGACCGCAAGATCGCATTCCAGACATCGCGGCCCTCCTCACCGGCCGAGGCACGTGGTCTCATGAACATCGAAGAATTCGTCCACACCGTGTTTTCGGTGGTGGAAGAGCATAATCGCACGCAGAAGAAACTCCAGGAAGGCGGGATCATCGTTCCCGGCGAGTTCTTCGCCCGCGGCCTCACCTCTCAACGCCGCCCCGTCCTGGACGATGCAACCCTCAATTATATATGTATGCCCCGGGCTGAGCGGATACCGCGCCAGAGCGTGGTGAAGGTCAAGGTCCACCATGACGACGAACGCGGATACTATTCCCCGGCTCTTGCCGGACTCCGGGAGAAGGTCTGCATATCCTTCAATCCTTACGACCGCGACGAGCCGGCAGTCCTCACCACTCCAGAAGGCGCGTTCATCGACCTGGGACAGCCCTGGCACGTTCAGAATCCTTACGACCGCGCCGGTGTGACGGCAAAACGACACCGCCAGGCGGAGCTGATGAAGTGGGTCGGCGAGCAGGCAAACCGCGTCAAGGAGGCCTTCGGGATCGTCATCGAGGATGCGGCCCCGGTCCATGCGTCAGCACCGCTTACAAAGATTGTCCCTGCATCGGCGGCCGCACACGAGGCCGAGAAGGAACGCAANNCCAACAGGCTCCGCGACGGCCTCAAGGAGCGGTTCACGGAAAGGGCAGCTGCGGCAGTCACCTTCGTTATCCCGTCAGATGAAAAGGCCCGGTACATGGCATATCTCGAGCTCGCGGAGAGATTCTCGTCGGGTGGCGTGCTCTCCCCGGAGGAAGAGGCGTTTCACTCGAGCTATCCCGCGACGGACGGGTACCGCAACCAGGTGCGCTTTCACCAGCGCTTCCCGGACCTCTACATCAAGAAGATAAAGACCTCATCAGGCCAGGAAACAACCGGTCAGGTTGTCGAACTGACGGGGCATGACCGCATATGACATACATCCAAGGGAGGGCAGCATGAATAACACCGGCAAGTATCAGCACCAGACGATAGCTCCTCTGAAAAACGTATCTCTCTGTACCCTTGCGCTCGAGCGCGCGATCGGCAGACAACAGCACCTGCCGGGTATCGTGGATTTCCACGGCCCCAGCGGTTTCGGAAAGACATTTGCGGCCTGTTACGCGATGAATGAGTATAACGCCGTCTATATCGAGGCGAAATCAACGTGGACGCGCAAGGCGATCCTCATCGCCATCGCCCGGGAGCTCGGCATCGCTCCCGGACACACCATGTATGAGATCACCGAGCAGGTTTCCGAGCGCCTGGCGCTGTCGAACCGCCCGCTCATCGTCGATGAAATGGACCACATCGTCAACCAGGGAGCGGTGGAAGTCATCCGCGACATTTACGAAGGGTCGCACGCTCCGATCCTGCTCATAGGCGAGGAGAATCTTCCCCGCAAGCTCGCCAAGTGGGAGCGCTTCCACGGCAGGATCCTCGACTTCATCGCCGCGCAGCCGGCCGACGCGGAGGACGCCCGCATCCTGGCAGAGTTCTACTGCAGCCGGATTGAGCTCCACGACGACATCCTTGCCTCCCTTGCGGAAGCCGCAAACGGCTCGATCCGCCGGATATGTGTCAACCTGGCGCTCATCGAGGAGACAGCCCTCCAGGTCGGGAAGAAGGTAATAGACCTCGGCGCCTGGAGCGCCTTTAAGAAAGGGTTCTGGACGGGCCAGGTGAATGAGAGGCGGTTTGCGTGAAGACGGTCAAGCCGCAGCATCTCAAAAACGAGCGGGAAACCAGGGACGCCCTGTGGAAAGCAGTCCGCACACTCAAGGAATTCACCGTCCCCGACGTAGCCGACGAATGTGATCTGGCGTACAACTCCATCTCCAGATATCTTGCGAACCTCGTGAAAGCCGGAGTCCTGGAAGTAGAACCCGGCGCGAAAGTGCCCGATGGGAAAATCTTCCCCGGGGCAGCGGGCCGCCGGCGCACCTATCGGCTCCTCAGGGACAGCCTTGACCCTCCACGGATACGGCCAGACGGCACCGAGATAGACACACACCGGGCTACACAGCGGATGTGGAGCACGATCCGGAACCGTAAGATCTTTAACCTGTCAGATCTGCACGCGCTGTCGTCAACAACCCAGTATCCCGTGGCGCGATCCGCCGCCATGCAGTATCTGAAATACCTCGAATACGCCGGCTACGTCCGCAAGACAGAAGGCACCGAGCTTGCCAGGGCGACCTACAGGCTGGTCAATAACACCGGGCCGAAGGCTCCCATGGTACAGAGGATTCACCAGGTATGGGACCCTAATACGCGCAAAGTCATGTGGCCGCTGCCGCCGGTGGAGGCTGACGATGAAAAATAGCCTTCTTCAACAGATGGTTGATAAAATCGGGCTCCAGGAGGTAGCGGGACGGATCGGCAAGAGCAAAAGCGCCGTCTGTCACGTCCTCCGGGGCACCTATAAAGGAAAGGCTGACAATATCCTCAGGGCTGTGGAGCAGGCCTTTTCGGTCGAGCAAGTCTGCTGCCCCGTTCTGGGAGATATCCCGCTTCATCGCTGCATCGAGGAACAAAACAGGCCGTTCTTTGCAACGAACCCGATCAGGGTGAGCCTCGCCAGGACGTGTCCCACGTGCGACAGGAAGAAGGGTGTAGAAAATGACAAATGAGGAACGGGTAATGAACGCCCACAGCCCGCGGCCCGAGTATGCCATACAGCCCTCCGGCCCCTGGGTTCACGCCAAAGAGCTGAAGCGCTTCTGGGCGATCGCACGGCGGGCCGGTGTGAGCCAGGACGGCGTACACGCCATCATCCAGGGTCACTATCCCGGGAAAAGCCGGCTGCACGATCTGACGCGGGTCGAGTTCATCAAACTCATGGACCTGCTCTTCCACGGAGCCGGCCAGCCCGCGGCGAACACGATACCGGATCTCGACATACGGCACGGCGCCTGCGAGGACGGCCAGTGGCGGAAGATCCGCTGGCTGCAGCGTCGCCTGCGCTGGGACGATACACACCTGGTCAATTACATCAACCGGCTGTGTGGGATCCACCACGTGCGTTTCCTGACAACATGGGGCGCCCGGGCCGTCATAACGGGTATGGAGAAAATACATGAAAAACCTCAACGATAAGAAACACCGTCCATCCAGGGAAAAGAGTTCCTTCGAATCCGGGCTGCGCTCAACACCGGTATCCGGGAGCCACGGCCCTTACGCCAACAGAGACGTGCAGTGCCGGGCCTGGGGCGATCGCATCGACATGTCGGTCTGTATCACGAGATCCACCAGACATCCGGACAGATGCTCCGGATGTCCGTGTAACCTATAAGGGGGTGAGTATGAAAACATGTAGAACCATGACTATCCTGGGACACGTCGTGCGGGCCCTGATCCTTTTTACCGTGGCCTTTGCGGGGTGGACACTTGCGAAAGACAGGGATTTTCAACGCGGTTTTGAAACGGGCCACGCCGCGGCGTCGAATCAGATCGCTCGGCAGATCCGCAGGGGGATGGAAGACCTCCAGCCCTTTTACGTCTCGGAAATAGGCTTCCGGTTCGCGCCCCGGGGCTTCACCATCACCAGCATCAAATCCATTGGTGATGAAAGATCCCATACGGCCCAGGCGGAGGTGCCCAGGTGAAAGCCTTCGTTGAATCCTATAAGGACGGAAAACAGATCGTCAAGATCTGTGGTGATGACGACGAGGTTATCGATCGGTTTGAAGTCAGCGCCGTCATCGTGGAGAACAATTTACCGATATGTCTCAGAGAATGCCAGGGCGTACAAATCCGTCTCATAGCCACCAGAAACTGAGGGAAAGATCATGGCACGGAAAACACTGAAAATATCAACGAAGATCACCCGGCTGGACGCGAAGTATAAACCTACCGGGTACACCAAGGTCGCGGAGGAAACAGTTAATGGGACCGTCATAACAACGCTTGCGTCCTCTCACGGGGTGCCCATCGTTATGATCGACAAGGACCCGGCACAACGCTACACAATCACGTTGAGGGATATGCTTGAAGCCGTTGCTATAGCCGGTCTCAGGGAAAAGATAAAAGGAGAACGAAAACATGCCAACACTCGGAGAGATTGAAAAACTCACAAAGGATTACGCCGATGCCCGGGACAGTCTATCAACGACTGTGCGGACCCTGGAAGAGAAGATGGAAGCTCTCAAGCGCCAGTACCTGCCCGGCATCAAAAGGCAGGTGGGCATCGCTGCCGCCCGGAAGCTCGATCTCGCGAACGCGATCGAGGATAGCAAGGGGCTCTTCGTCAAACCGAGGACCGTTATCTTCCACGGCGTCAAGATTGGATTGCAAAAAGGTTCAGGCAAGATCGAGTACGACAAATCGGACATAGACCGCATAGTCCGGCTCATTGAAAAACATTTTCCGGATCAGGCTGACCTTCTCATCCAGACGAAGAAGACTCCCATCAAAAAGGCCCTCGGGAACCTCACCGTCGCAGATCTGAAGAAGCTCGGCGTCTTCGTCGAAGACACCGGAGACGCGGTGGTGATCAAACCCACCGATTCGCAGATCGAAAAGCTCGTCGACAGGCTCCTCAAGGAGAAGGATGAGGAGACGGAGGAAGAGGCCGCATGAAAGGGGATTTTGCAGAGATCGTCAGGGCCAGTAACAACCAGCAGGTGCTCGTTTTCTATGAGCCTGATACCGAATCCGCTGATGATGATTTCGTGGTCCATTGTATGACGACGATGGACTTCGGAACTGTTGATATCAAGACATACACGACAAACGAAGATGCTGCCCGCCGCTACGTTGAGGGTTTCGGCAAGGACAATGCAGACCGCTTTATCCAGTTCATAGAGAAACAGACGAGGGGAATTTCACATGAGCAAACAAAATCAGAAGAGGCGTGATCCCGCGGAGCTGAACGAATTAGACAAACAACTGATAGGCCGGTACCTTGCCGAGGGCCACACGGATCATTGCGCCCAGAATCTCATCTCACCTGGTAGAGAATGCGAATGCGCGGTGGAAAACTTCGAACTCCGGGATCCAAGAGAACTCTTGGAAGCAATCAGCCGGTTGGGTCGAGGGCGGAGGTAGCGATGGATGGAACATCGAGAGCAAAATTAGTGGAAGCCGGATACGCAATTTACCGCATGAGGGACGTTTATCCGATAGGCGGTGGAGACGTTGCGCGGGAGATCCGGGAGATGTCGACGCGGGGGCAGTGGGTGCTCTACGACCGATACCCTACGAAGGCCGCCCGCGAGCGGGCTTGGAAGGAACTGGCAAGGGACAAGATGAATGTGATGGAGAGCGACGAGGGATACAACACTGACGACAAGGGAGGAGAAATGGCAAACGAGCAACAGGTACCGGAAACAACGACTGGGACAGGCGTCCTGACACAGGTGGAGGAAACGGTCGCAGCGAAATACGGCCTGCAGATCCGGGAGATGGAAAAGGAGCACGAGTACAATCTTCTCAGAGTCGAGGCCGACACGAAGATAAAGGGCCAGGCCATGCAGGAAAGCTTTTCCCGGCTTATGCGAACCATGTTTTTGCGGCAGACTAAAGAGCGTCTCAAAGAGGCCGGCTTGTGGTCGCGGTATTGCCAGGACACGGGCATCGATATCAAGAAAGCGGACTACGAAATAGACAAGCTGGGAGAGTTCCGAGACGAGACACTCCTAAATTTTTCGGCCTTTTGCGGATACGACATTAATAAAATCAAATACTTGACAAGCGGCAACTCCGAAAAATTAGGAGTCACCGTCGAAAATGGGGAGATTTTCGTCAAAGGCGAGAAGGTACCCTTGACCCCGGAGGATGTGCAATTTGTGATCAACAGGCTCCAGGATGATCTCCGGAAACAGGAAGAGAAAACCCTCCAGGAAATAGCGGACCTGGAGAAGGACCAGGCCGAGGCAAGGAAGGCCCTCAAAAAGGCGGAACGTGAGCTCAAGAAAATAAAGGGCGACGCGGAGAAAAAGGGGCTCACCCCGGAGGAAGAAGGCTTCATGAAGGAACTGGAATCCATACGCACCGATTTTGACAAGTTGTTCGTACGGCTTAACTCGGACGACGCCAGCGAGAGGACGATAGCGGCATACCTCAACACGCTCGACTATATGCGCCTGCAGATCGCTGGAGCATACGGAACAAGTGAGAGCAAATGCTGAGAGACATAGATCATATCTGCCGTCACTCGCAATGCGGCGAGGCTCACGTGAAAATCCTCCAGAACTCTCCTTGCCGGAGGAGAGCAATTGCGGGATCCGGCTATTTCCCTATCCCGGAGGACAAGTCATGCTGACAAGAAAAACCGAAGTCAACTACCGGCGGGCGGAAGAACGCTGCAAGCGCTGCAAATGCTGCGCGCACAAGGAATGGATGGTGCTTCAAAACGCCACGGTCCCTGATATATCAGGAGTCACTCTTCCGTCTATTAGGGTCTGGCGATGTAACATTATCGGATTACAAAGCCCCAGAAAATACGGCATCCAGGACGATCACGTGTGCGATCGATTCGAGAGCAACGGAGGCCTCCATGACTGACATGGAATATGTGCTGAAGCTTACGCTGGAGGACATCTATGTACTGGCCTGCATCATAAGCGCGGCAAGCGGGATCCTTGGGTTTATCGTCATCCTGATAGCCCAGCTTTACGAGCAATCCAAGATCAAATTGCAAGGGAGAAAAAAGGATGCTTAGACCCGACCCCACCAAGATATTCCCGTCACTGATAATCGCCGCAAGCGCGGCTGCAGGGATAGTCTACCTCTGCCACGGTGACTGGCGCAGGGGACTCTACTGGCTGTTCGCGGCAGGTTTAGGGGTGTGTGTGACATGCTGAGATGCCCTAAATGCAATAGCGGCAACATCATCCCGGACCGGTTCTCGGAGACGGGCAAAAACTGCCTCATGTGCGGGACCCAGAAAGGGTTCATAAACAAAGAGGCCTACAAGGAGGAAGATAATATGCCCAAACAACTCACCCTTGATCTCAACGCCCAGCCCCTCATGCCCGAAGAAAAAGCCGTTTGGGATTGCGTAAAAGACTGCGCGGGCAAAGGCAACGAAATCCTCGGTACCGTCATCGCCACCAGGACGGGGATCGGCTACACGACAGTTCGGGCAATCATAGCACACCTGATAAACCACAAGTACAAGCTCATCGGCAGCAATTCAAAAGGGTACTACGTACCGGTGGCTCCCGAGGAGATCGACGAGGTGACCAAGTCGTTGCGTCACCGAGGGATCATGGTCCTGGTGCGGGCAGCCAATCTGCAAAAGACGAGTCTCACGGAGATCTTTAAGCAGAGTTGTCTGGAATTCGAACAGGAGGTCAAAAAAAATGACGCGGCATGATAAGAAAACGGGATTTCTGCAGCTCTATTTCCATAACGGGATGCTATGCCTGAGAGCTACCCCGGAAAGCCGCAAGGTGGGGGTTCTTTCTCTTCGTTTTAAAACACCGTCCGGCAAAGTGGCACGCTTGGATCTGACGCCTGCGGTGTTGAACACGACCAATGAATATTATGGAATAGAGCGATTAGTCCTTGAGGACCTTAGCCCCGGTGCTGACGATGGTCTGAAACAGGGGATGGGAAAGGACTGAGTTAATATGACCCAGAATGCCCTTCTTTTCATCGTCGGATACCGGCAGATCATTGAGGCTTTTTTTCAGGCCTTCAAGGGCTGCTACCGTGCTGTTGACGATGTTGGCGTCTCCGATGATCACGCTGCCGTTCACGTTCGAAATAGCATAGACGGGGAATCTTTTATCAATCTCTCCCGGGGTCTCGATGAGATCTATCCCGGCAGCCGTGATACAGTATGTGGCCGGCGCGCGCAGTTCGCCCATCCCGTTACAGTCCTGGCTTACTTCAACGTATCCTGCGGAATCAAGATAATATACATCAAATATTGCAACCCGCCCGACGGCTGTATCCCAGCTGAATTTGTCATTCCCGAGGCATTCAACACCTTCGGGAAAAATGTCATAGCCCATCTGCAAAATATGTCTCCTGTCCTTGTTGGCCTGGTCATACTCTCGTTTGGGCATGGATGGTATGTCACGCATAAAGCGACTATATCACACGAAACGACTCGGGGTAAAGGTGAATAATGGCCGATAAATCCCTCTCCTGGCTCAGGGAGATCGAGATCGAGGATCTCCTTGATAAGGACATCAAGATGATCCATGACCACTGCGGTATGGACGTTCTGATAGCCATGCTGGTCAACTTCCCGTCGATGGGACTCTACATCAGCACAAGGCCGCTTACGGAGGCGAAAAAGCGTTACATCAAGAAACACCACAACGGGAACAATACGAAGGAATTATGCCGCCTGCTTGACGTATCCGAACGTTTTGTTTATGATGTGCTTGAAAATAGCAATACCCTTCCAGGCCAGGAAAGCCTTTTTTAACTCCTCCTCAATTATATTCTTGAACAGCTCAAAGGACTCCCTTCCCTCCATAATTTAGAATCGTAAGGTGATGATTCACCCCCCTTGGACAGCGCAGGATGCCGGGACCGCCAACCCCGGTGTCTTGCGCCCAAATTCAAAACCCATACGCACGCGCAGCTACATAAAAGTCCGGGCTGCGGCCGATGTCCCGGTTAAGGGGACCGGCAGCTCGCAGCCCGGCGCAACTGGAGGAAATGTATGAGCGACACGACCGAAAAGAGCCTACTTCAACGGGTCCTTGAAATAGCCAGGGCGGAGATTGGCACAAAGGAAATGCAGGGCAAAGCTGCCAACCCCCGCATTCTGGAATATCACCAGGCCACAAAACTAAAAGCTGTCAGCGACGAGATAGCATGGTGCTCAGCGTTCGTGAACTGGGTCCTCAAACAGGCGGGCCTCGAGGGAACGGACGGCTCTATGGCGAGATCCTTCCTGAAATGGGGTTCTCCTCTGAAATCACCCGTTCCAGGTTGTGTCGTTGTGCTGAAGCGCGGTAAGCCGCCCTTCGGCCATGTGGCCTTTTTCGTTCGCAGGACTCAGATAGGATTTATCGAAGTCCTCGGTGGCAACCAATCAGACCAGGTGAAGACCTCGGCGTACCGGGAATCCGATGTGCTCGGGTACCGGTGGGTTCAAGAGAAGACCGCCTGAGCGCGGGCAAAGGAGAAAAACTATGATGCCCGGTCGTATGGATCTGAAAGACACCATCCTGATACTGGCTGAAACAAAAGACGGCAACCCGCTTAAGGATCTTCCAAATGACATGAGTTCGACTCCCTTTGTAATCTTTGCGGCCTGGGTTCGCTTCTGGATGGGGCTTATCCTCCAGCGCTTTGAAAACACACCCTATCAGGTGAGCCTCGAAGATCTCGCTGAGGTCCTCAATGACGATGACAACCCCCTCAAGATGCTGCCTGAGTATGAGCAATATAGAAGCTCCGACCCTCCCGACGACGTGACTGTCCCGGGCCCCATCTTTGAAGAATTCACTATCTGGTACGCGGAAGCAATCGCCAGGTATATCGAAAATAAACAAGGAGGAAACATATGAAAAAGGTCCTCGTTCTTGTAGCGCTCATAGGCTTGTTCATTACCGTCCACGGATTTCCGCCCAGCTGCTCCGAGATAATCGGATCAGCACACGCCCAGGAGACTGCCGCGGCGGTTCAGCAGACAGCCCAGTCGACCGAGCTGGGGTCCGCATTGAAAGCTTTGCTCAATGACACGGTCATTCCCCTTGTCATATCCCTGGTCGGAGCCCTCGTTTCTCTCGCCCTGCTGAAGCTCAAAAACAAGTTCAACATAGAGTTGAAAGCCGAGACCGAGGCATGGATCCAGAGACAGGCGGAGAGCGCGGTCCAGATGGTCGCCGAGAAAGCGGCGGCATCGGAGAAGATAAGCGGTCTCAAGGTCGGCAGCAACGACAAGCTCAATACGGCGATAGCCTGGCTGATAACCAAGGTCCCGGCGCTCACCCAGGATCAGGCCGATGCATACATCCATGCGGCGATCGCCAGGATCCCCGGGGTCGGCGCCACCGGTGAACAGTCCCTGACGCCGGTCAGCTGATGGTATCAGCGATCCTCAAGATCATCTCGGAGCTGCTACCCTGGTTGCTCGGGCTGTTCAACGAAGAGGCAAAAGCACGGAGGGAAAATGAAGCGTTCGACAAGGCTATTGCGAACAATGATGCTGATACTATCAGCCGCCTTCTTTCTGAGCGGTATGATCGCGTGCGCTCCAAAGGTTGCGATCGTCCCGGACTCCCGGGAAATAGTGGATCTGAGTAAGGGGTCTGACCCTCGGCCGGGCTGGTACGGGATCAGCTCGGGGTACCTGAAGCAGATCTTCCAGGACCTGGATAAATGCGGGGAAAAACAATGAACGAATTCTGGCAGATGTTCACCGCGACCATGTCGGCGGTCTTCGTTATCACCGCCATTGGTATCGTTGCAAACAGAATGGTGCTCTCAAAAGCCATCATGACGCACAAAGACGAGTACAAGGAGCGGCTGGAAAAGGCGACGCGGGATTGCGAGGACCTCACGAACCACGTGCAGAATTATCAGTCCGTCGAACGCCAGCTCCTGGAGCTGAAAGCAGACCTGCCCCTCAGCTACGTTCGCAAGGAGGATTTTATCCGGCACGAGGTAACGATCAACGCCAAATTGGACAGGATATACGACGTGCTCAGCAAGCAAAATAAACCAGGAGGATGCTGATGGACTTAGAAAAGGCGCGCCGCGAGGAATTGAGGTGGCTGATACTCCAGGCGCTCAACGCCGCGCAGCCGGTAGGGGCAGCGGAGACGATCGTCAGAAATGCGATCGAATCAGTCATCCTGGACGTGACGGTGCTGGAGATCCGCAACCAGCTCGACTATCTCGCGGAACGGGACCTGATTACGATCACCCATCGGGACACGCACGTATGGTTCGCGAAGATCAACCGCCACGGGATCGATATCGTCGAATACACAGTGGACTGTCAGCCAGGCATCGCACGGCCGGCGAAGTATTGGTGAGAAATGCCGCAGAGATCAAAAGTACAGGCTTTACCGGAAGCTGTTAAATCGGACCTGGACAAGAAGCTCGTCGCCGGAGGATTCTGCGACTACGCGACCTTGTCCGACTGGCTGAAGGAACAGGGCTACGAGATCTCGAAGTCGTCCCTGCACCGTTACGGCTCCGGATTCGAGCAGCGTCTCTCCGCGATAAAGATCGCCACCGACCAGGCCCAGGCGATCGCCGACACAATCGGCGACGACCAGGGGGTTCTCGGTGACGCGCTGACCAGGCTCATCCAGGAAAAGACCTTTCAACTCCTGGTTGAAATGGAATCCCTCTCCGTCGAGGACGTTGATTTTACAAAGCTCGGGGAGATGGTGGCAAAGCTAAATAAGACGGCCCTTCTTCAAAAGAAGTGGATATCCGACATGAGAGAGAAGACCGCGAAGACCGCTGACGAAGTGGTAAAAGTCGCAAAGTCCGGAGGCCTCTCCGCCGAACGGGCGGAAGAGATCCGCAAAAAGATATTGGGGATCGTCTAATGGCAGACGTTCAACTCGATTTCAACGAGGCAAGGAATTCAACAGGGGTTCTCCTTCCGTACCAGGCAGCCTGGGCTGCAGATAAGTCCCCGGTGAAGGTATGGGAGAAGTCCCGCCGTATCGGCGCTTCCTGGGGGGAGGCGGCCGACTCGACCCTCTACGCCTCGGAGAAGGGAACCGGCGAAAAGCGGGACGTCTGGTATATCGGCTACAACAAGGACATGGCCCAGGAGTTCATCAGGGATTGCGGGAACTGGGCCAGGGCGTACAATCTCGCCGCGTCAGAAATGGAAGAATATGAAGAGGCCGATATGACCGAATTCGCCGGCGTCGTCGAGGAGAAGAAGATCCTCGCCTTCCGGATCAGTTTCGCGTCAGGCTGGCGGATCACCGCGCTGTCATCCAGACCGTCAAACCTCAGGGGGAAGCAGGGCCGGATCATCATTGACGAAGCTGCCTTCCATGAGGACCTCGCCGGGCTCCTTAAAGCCGCCCTTGCGATGCTTATCTGGGGTGGCCAGGTGTTTGTCATCTCGACGCATTTCGGAGACTCCAATGAGTTCAACAGCCTCGTCCAGGACATCAGGGCTGAGAAGAAGAAATACAGCCTGCATCGGACAACCTTCGACCAGGCCCTCGAGGCCGGGCTATACCGGAGAATCTGCCAAGTCCTGAAACGCGAGTGGACCCAGGAAGCCGAGAACCTCTGGAAAAAGGAGGTCGTCGACTTCTACGGTGATGATGCGGACGAAGAGCTCTACTGCATACCCTCCCAGGGCAGCGGGATCTTCCTGACAAGGGCTCTTGTCGAGGGCTGCATGTCCGACGAGATTCCTGTGATCAGGTACCGGCAGCCGGCAGCCTTCGCCGAGATCGCGGATCACCTGCGTGAGGCGGAGGTGAAGGACTGGTGCGAAGAGACGCTAAAGCCTCTCCTCATAGATCTTGACCCTGCCAGGAACTCCTATTTCGGCGAAGACTTCGGCCGTACCGGCGACCTCACGGTTATCACGCCGCTGTGTGAGCTTCAGAATGCCAATTTTCGGGCACCCTTTACGGTGGAGCTTCGCAACATTCCCTTCCAGCAGCAGGAACAGATCCTTTACTACATCGTGGACCGTCTCCCGCGTTTCCGGTTCGGGGCGCTCGATGCCAGAGGCAACGGCCAGTACCTGGCTGAGCGGGCCATGCAGAAATACCACACCGCCCGGATCGCCCAGGTGATGCTGACCGAGTCTTGGTACCGCGAGAACATGCCGAAGTACAAGGCCGCATTCGAAGACCGATCGGTCACCCTGCCTAAGGACGCCGATATCATCGAGGATCACCGGGCCATCAAGGTCATCAAGGGCGTGGCCAAGCTTCCCGACAGGAAGACGAAAGGAGACGACGGCAGGCAGCGCCACGGTGACTCCGCGATCGCAGGGGCACTGGCATGGTTCGCGACGAGGCAGGAAGGTGTACCGGCCGAGTCGGCTGGGTCCGAGGCGACTGAGACGGATTATCATGCCAAACGCCCGGGCCACCGGAGTATGAAGCTGAAAATGGGAAGACACTTCCTGGGGAGGCGACGCGCCGCATGAATCTCAAGGACACAATGATCAACGCCCTTTTCGGCGGTATCATCGATACAAGGGTAGCCGAGCGCCTTAAGGCCGCGTCGATCAGCGATGTGGAATCGGGCTGGCGGAGGCTCACCGGCAATTCCGACAGGGAGCTGCTGCCGACCACCCAGGCGAGGATGATAGAGATCGCCTACTGGCTCTGGGAGACAAACCCCATGGCCGGTTGGCTCATCGATATAACCGTGGCGTTCATTTTGGGAGAAGGTCTTCCCTATGAGGCAAAGAACGACAAGGTGAAGCAGATCCTCGACGAGTTCTGGTATGACCCGATCAACCGGATGGATCTGTACTTTCCGAAACACGTCACGGAGCTCCTCATATTCGGCGAGCTGTGCCTGCCGGCGTTCACGGCCGCACAGACCGGAAAGGTCCGTCTCGGGTACATTGATCCCGCGATGATCGTGGAAGCGGTGCCGGATCCGGAGAATGTCAAGGTGATCCTCGGGGTTGTCGTGAGTAACAGACTCGACAACGGGACACGCAGGCTCAAGACCATCCTTCCGAAAGACATCGACTACGTGCTGAGCCCGAAGGGCCGCATTGTCCGCGATTCCTTCACCGACGGGGAATGTTTCTTCTACGCCATAAACAACGTTACGAACTCTCCCAGGGGCCGAAGCGAGCTCCTCTCCACCGCCGACTGGCTCGACGCCTATGAACAATTTCTTTACGACTACGCAGAGAAGTGGCCGCAGCAAAATTCATTCACCTGGGATCTTGAGGTCGAGAACGGAAACGAAGACGATATCAAGAAACATGTAAATTCGTTCTCCAAGAAATCGGGCAGTGTCTTCGGCCACAATGACAAGGTGAAGCTCAATGCTATCACCCCGGACCTCAAAAGCCTCGACGCCGAGAAAGGGGCCAGACTATTCCGTAACCACATCCTCGGAAGAAAGGGCTTCCCGGAACACTGGTTCGGAGGCGGCGGGGACGTGAACAGGGCAACCGCGTCGGAGATGGGAGCTCCTACCCTCAAGATGCTCACCATGAAACAACGGCTCGTTAAGTACATCCTCGAGGACATTTTCGGATACGCGATTGAGAAACGCCGCACCGCGCGGACGCTTTATGTCACGGACGAGGAGGCAGGACAGTACTCGGTGATCACGCCCGATCTTTCCCAGGAAGACATCACAAAATTCTCCACGGCTATCCGGGACGTTTCTGCATCGCTCGTAATAGCGGAGAAACAGGAATGGGTCGATAAGGACACGGCAAGAAAGCTGTTCGCCCTTCTGAGCGCGTTCCTGGGAATGGAGATCGACGTCAAGGCGGTAAAAGAAGCTGTGGAGAAGGAAAAAAGCGCCGAGGGCTATGAGGATTATCTGGGAGACACAAAAGAACCGAATCCCGCCAGCAAGGAAGGTGAGGATGAATAGCCCCAAAATACCCCCTATTTTCGATCGGGGCCCCCGATGCGGGCATTTACGCAGGGGTACCGTAGAAAACGTTTTCTCAACGGGGTTTCAACGCAATGGCAGGGTGTATAGGCTGAGGTCATGGCCATGAAAATCATAAAAACCGAGATGAAACGGATCCTCAAGGAAAAAAACCGGTCGATCGCGGCCGGCAAGGAGGCCATCGCCTCGATCATGACGGACCTCCATGGCCAGGTCGTAAACGCCCTGGGCCGCGCCGCTCTCGGCTCCTGGGATTCCTATTATCTCACGGAGCTCCAGCGTGCCCTCGAAGAACAGATGGCTGCATACGGAGTAAAGGCAAAGGCGGGACTCTCCGGGCTCCTCGACGACATGTGGTCCGCCGGAACGGGAATGGTTGACTCGGCCCTTACTCTCGGCGGCATGTATACGGGCTTCAGGATATCGACCAGCTCCCTTGATGCCCTGAAGAATTACTCGAACGGGTACCTGGAGAAACTATTCGGGGACACCTGGCACAGCATGAAGGCGGAGATCAACCTCGGGATCCTCGGCGCCCAGACGCCCCAGCAGGTAGCCCAGGCGATCGGCCTGTCGATCGACGAGGGTGTATTCAAAAATGCCCTGCTCCGGGGGGAGACAATTACCCAGACGGAGATGGGCAGGATATTCTCGACGGCGACCCAGGCGCGTATGAGCGATGCCGCCGCGTATGTCCCGGGCCTGGAGAAACAGTGGATCCACGCCGGACATCCCAAAGCTCCGAGGATAATGCACATCGCCGCCGACGGCCAGCACGTGCCCGTTGACCAGCCCTTTATCGTCGGCGCCGTGACAATGATGTATCCCAGGGACCCCAAGGCTCCCATAGCGGAAGTAATCCACTGCGGCTGCGACCATGTGCCGTATCACCCACAGTGGGAAGATAAAAACAAGGAGGCAGAAAATGATCGAACAAAAGCAGCTTGAGGGCTTGACGTTCAGGACAGCGAAACGGAAGGAAATCACCGAAGACGGCAAAAAGAAAGTCGTAAACGTACCGATCGAGCGGTCATTGAAGGTGGCCGATATCCTGACCGAGACGGATCACGGTACGTACGTCACGATCGTCACAAAGGACGGCAGGAAGTACGATCTCCCGCCCGCCGGCAAGAGCAAGGGAAGCGGCTCCGGCAAAGGCAAAGAGGGAGAAGGTTCTGCCGCCGGCCCGGGAGCGGGCGGGGAGGAATAGAATGTTGACACGACTGCTGGCAGCCGCAACCGAGGACCTGAAGGGCGCCATGAGCTTCGCGGAGATCCGACGGGCCCTGTGCGATGCCTTTACGAAGGCATTTCCGGGCACGCCCGGGGATATCGAAGACATCTACCCCGACCACTGCATTATATCTGCCGGAAGCGGCACGCTCTACGAGGTGCCATACACCATCGACGAGAACGGAAGCGTCGTGACGGGGGACATGACAAAAGTTCGCCGGCAGGTGGAGGTGAACTACGTCAAGATCCAGGCGGCGTTCCGTCTCCTCGCGGCCACGGAGATCGGTGCTGATGACGAGTCAAAAGGCTACCGCTGGCAGGTCCAGATAATCGAGGCGGGCCCGGACAAGCAGACAGGGATGGAATATCCCCATGACGTGCTGCGTGCGGCGGGTCCACTTTACGACGGCGCCAGGGTATTTGCGCTCCAGCAGGGACAGCATGCAGCTCCCGACAATCCGTACGGCAAATCGGTGCGTGACCTGGTAGGCTGGATCTCCGATGTAAAGCCGAACACCGCCGGTCTCGAGGGCCACCTCAACATACTGAAATCGGCAAAGTGGCTCAGGGATATGATCCTGGACAGTTTCGAGCGCGGTAAACCGGATCTCGTTGGCCTGTCGCACGACGTCCTCGGCAAGGTGACGGCCGCGAACGGCAAGAGGACGGTCGAGAAGATCGTCAAGGTCGACAGCGTCGACATAGTGTACGAACCCATAGCGGGAGGCAAAATAACACGCATGGCCGCAGCCGCCAAGGCAGGCCAAAAGGAGGGCAACATGCTTGAAAAACTATTGGCTGCCTTGAAGGCAAAGAAGCCGGAGGTCTACAAGACCATAGAGGCAAAGGTAACCGACAGGAGCATTACCGATGACGAGGTGATAAACCTCCTCGCCGCCGGTGGGGTCATCGACGTGCAGGGTCTGGACGAGAGGATCAGCACAGCGGTAGCCGCGGCGGTCGCGGGTAACTCCAGCGCCACAGATGAGGTGAAGATACTCGCATGCAGGCTCACCCTCAAGGACGAGCTTCGCGACAGCGGCATGCCGGAGATCTCCCAGGAGAGGATCCGGAAACAGTTTGACGGGACCGTCTTTGAAACAGAAGCGCTCCGCGCCGCGATCACCTCGGAGAAGGAATATCTGGACAAGATCACCGGATCCGGGACCGTCACGGGCAGCGGCCAGGTGAGAATCGGTAACGAGGAACCGGAGAAAGTCCAGGCGGCCTTTGACAAGCTCATGGGTGTCGACGTGGACGAGAAATTCTCCGCGGTCGCTCCATTCAAATCGATCCGCGCGGCCTACACCCGGATTACCGGCGACACCGAGGTCAGCGGACAGGTGTCCCGCGAGGGTCTGCGCCTGGGACAGGCATATATGGACCTGCTCCGTCTTCCCGCGGCGTACGCCTCATCGTCATTCACCTATCTGCTCGGCACGTCCATGTACCGCAGACTCGTACAGGATTACCGGGCGCAGGACTTCGGGGAGCAGATACTGATCAGCTACATCCGCAATGCGCTCGACTTCAAGACTTTGGAATCGGTGCGGGTCGGCTACTACGGAGACATCCCGGACGTGGATCCGGAGGCCCTCGACTATGCCGAGCTGACAAACTTCACCGACGAGGAGATCAGCTACGCGATCAACCAGAAGGGCGGTCTCGTAACGGTGTCGCGCAAGACGATCATGAACGACGATCTCAGGGCGCTGCAGCGGATTCCTCAGCGCCTCGGGAGAGCGGCAAAGAGGACCAAGGCCCAGCGCTGCTGGAATAAGATCATTGACAACGCCACCTACAAGGGCGACACCACGGCCCTCTTTCACAACGACCATAGCAACCTCGGGGCAGCCGCCCTGACGAACGACGCGGCCGGTATCCTCGTCCTCACCGCGAGGCTCACCGCTATGTTCAACCAGACGGAGCCGGATTCGCTCAAGAAGCTCGGCCTCGAGGCCCAGTATCTCTGGGTACCCAGGGAACTCCTCGAGATCGCCAAGGGACTCAACTCGGCCTGGCCGGGAGTCGCCGGAGGCAACCCGCACGCCGCCCGGT